TCTTGAGAGTCGTTTGTCGTGTTCTTAAACTGAATGCTGAATTGAATGTTATAAATTCCCGCATTCGCCACATTCAATCTGCTGCTGTTTGATAGCGTCACCCCATTGCTGAAATCAGTCGTGTCAAAGGTTATCGCGTAAGCAGTCGTAGTGTTTGCCGCTGTTTGGTCTGTCGAGTCTTGAAATGCACCATAAGGCACAGCATCCGCATTAGCCGCCGCTGTTACCGGTGTCAACAATAAGATACTGTCCGGCCCGATGCGTCTATCAGTGATGGTCGTAGTGGTGGCCCCACCGGTTGCAAGCGTGACAACCCCGACATTGTTGGTCTTGCCGTTCATGATGCCATTGACGATTTCCGCAACAGATCGCGGGTCTCCTCCGGCAAAAGGCAGAATCCTAAACATCAGCGCACACCTTGTTGAACAATATCAATGTCCAACCCAATAGCGGTTTTCCAATTGTCTCCAGTTGGTTGCATCCGCAGCCGGTGATATTTCCCCGAGCTTCTCAGAGACACTCGGTTATCAGTGTCAGCCGCCGCCGCTGTGCTGTAGGACAGACTTTGCGTTAGAAGCGTCCGAGAGGCCACAGAAACATTCGCAGAGCCGTTATCCACCAAAGGTCTAGCCAACATCACTATCGAGCGTCCCGCATCAATGTCGCCCGTCTCAAGCACCGCTGATTTGTTTGCTCCGGTGAAGGTGATTACCCGTGTCCCATCTGTACCGCCGAGGAAATACTTTCCACCGGCATAAAGAGCCGAGTCCATGCTAACGGGTAGCGCATCAATTGACGCATTCACAGAATCCAATTGTTCAACAGTCACAGAGGCAGTTGAAGCGTCTGAAATGTAATCCGATGTGGTCTCCATCAACGACCATTTGCCAATCGTGAAGTTGTACACAATCAGCTTTCTTGTCCCGTCAGTCGAGAGGTAATTCCACATAATCATCTTGCGGATTGGGTCTGCCGCTGCTGACATTGTGGTTAAGTCCAAATTAGCATCATTGAAGAAGAACCGATCTACCTTCTCAGACCCGATAGGCGTGACTTTCTGCCCATCACAGACATAAAACCCATCATCCGACAAAAAGAATGTCAGCCCTTGATACTGACAAACCGACCCCGCAGCAATACAGCCCTTGCCGCGTGATATGTTGTCGAATTGGAAGATGAACGGTGTTCCGGCATAACTCATCCGAGAGATTGATTTCTCCAACAAAATAATCCCAAACTCGCCACCGCGAATTCCCGTGATGTGCCCACCATCGGGAATGTCTTGATAGTCAGACTGAGTGTTTACATTCTCCACCCAATTGGTCTCATCATTGATTGCTGACCACCGCACTCGATAAGGCTTTGCAGTTCCACTCTCATAAAGATGGGCACAGACAACAAAGTCCCGCACCACAGTGATGAACTTAGCAATAGGCGCACTGTCTGACAAGTTCTTGAATGACGAACTGCCATCCGCTGAATAGACTTGAAGTCTCTCGGTGAAGTTGGTTCCGATTACTTGATTCCCAAATAAAGTAAACCGAAACCTATCAGTTGACCCCGTGTTGTATCCCGTTGAAGTTGACGATATGGTCACATTGCCGGAAGTTGTCGCGGAGGTGGTCGTTACAGTGAATGTGTCCACAGTGAGTTTAGTCACGGTGAATTGACCGTCAGCCGCCGTTCCACTTGTGAAATCCAAATAAACCGAATCACCGGTTTTCAGCTTGTGAGCAATGGAAGTCACAGTTAGAGTGGTCGTGCCGCTTTGGGCATAAGTACCCGTGAAGCTAAACACCCCCGTCAAAGCACCCACAGAGTCCACAGAATAGATTTTTTTCAGCCCCGCAGCAAACAGTTTTGTTGTGCCGCTTTGGTCTTTGGCAGAAATGATTGAGGTCAAATCCTCCGCAGCCGCAGCCGAGAAGTTGGCCTCAGATGGGAAAGCCCCGTATCCCGCAGTCACCGGAAAGCAGTTTTTAGCCACAGTTAATGCCCCCGTCAGCCCCGGCTGATCGGGGAGCCATTCACCTAATGCGATTCTTTGAGTAGGCATCATCCATTCCTTAACCAATCATTTGAACCCGTTGAAGTGTCTGTCCATGTATTTCCCGATGTTCCCACATCTGTCCATGTATTCGCGTCAGCAGTTACGGTTGTCCATGTGTTCCCACCAACACTAACATCTGTCCATGTGTTTGTGTCAGCCGCAACATTTGACCAATTGTCACCCAATCGGATGCCAATGCAAGAAATCGTTACCGTTCCGCTAACACTCATCTGCGCTTGAAATGTTGCCGATGGCACAGCCGAGACAGTCGCTATCCCATTCAGAATACCCGCAGCACTCGATACCAACCCACCGAGAGCCGAGACCGCCGCAGTCCCATTGATCGACCCGCTAGAGGTTTGGATTCTGATCGGAGTCGCAGAGACCGTAGCCGCACCGGACAAACTAGCCGCGCCTTGTCTGACCCTAAACCCGTCACCAACAATCGATGCAGAGCCGGAGACCGATGCGCCACTTGAGAAGATGCCGGTTCCAGCCGCTAAAACGGTCGCTATGCCACTGATCGAACCCGAGCCTAACCTTACCCTTACCCCGTCACCCAAGACCGTTCCAAGCCCCGTAATCGATGCACTCGAAACATAGGTAACTTGTGAGCCGGAAGAAGAAGTCGCTGTACTGTTTACCGATGCACTTGAGTTCCTTACACGAATGTAAGTAATCTGCGTTTGTGCGTCACCACTGACAGACGATGCCCCTGCCAATACTGCTATTGGGCTTGCGTTGACTGACCCTGCACCCGATGCGGATGCCGCCGCTTCTAAGATGCAAGTGTTCGCATCCGACCAAACGATTGAATCAAGCGAGAAGGCTAGACTATCGATGCTCCCGAATAGGTCTAGCTGTTCAAGCGTGAATGGGCCACAAACATCTGCCATTACGCAAAGGTGACAGTCAGAGAGCCACTAGCGATTTTGAACACATCGCCCGTGTCGATTGTCTTGGAAGTGGTCAAAGCACCATGTACCAACAAATTGCCAGTAGTAAGAGCGTCAAAGATACCGAAGTGGGTGAGGGTTCCCCATGAGCCACCAGCTTGCGGGAAATTAATATCTGCACTAGTGCTAGAAGCACCATTAGAGGGAGCAGCAAAAGTAGCAGACTGACGAGCATAACTTGTACCAGTGCACTCAGTACCACTACCAGCATCTGTAGGGTCACTCGTAAACAGTGCAACATAGACAGTTGTAGGTGCTGTGTAGCCAGTTGCGCGGAGTACTTCATTTATTAAAGCATTCTCAAGATAGTTAGACATTGCAGCCATTTTTTACCTCTTTGATAAAGTCATTGCGAGTGGAACACCCGAGTATTGAGCAGATTCATCCGATCTAACCAATGTGTCGATTGCCCTTTGATACATGGTAGCCCATGTCTGAATTCGTGCATCGTTCATGATGTATGGTTCTGCTTCCAACAATGCCGCATAAAGCAAAGCATCGGGAGAGTTAGCCATAAACGCATTACTTGAATTTCCGCTTGATAGGAATGTCGGAGCAGAGTAATACAGCAATTGAACCGTATATGTGTTGTCCGGCATTGGGGCTAACTGAAACTCAGTCGCCAAAATTGTGTAATTCAACGGTTTACCGCGAACATGAGAATCTGTGTTTCTGATAAACACCGATGGAGACAGATAGGTCAATGGTTGCGGAGGGTTCCCCGTTACATAGAAATCTCTAGCCTCAAGAAAGTCTGACGGTATCTCTACCGTTCCATCCCCACTTGTCGTAGTGGTGGTAACTGATTTGAGCATTTGCCGAATGCGGAGTTCTCTGCGAAGTCTCAGTTCTGCAAACCGAATGAAGTCGGGAATCTGATCGGTCAAGTCACTACGGGCCAAATAATTGGCAACCGCTGTGCTTAGTTCAGAGAATGTCGCAATGCTCATACTCGCCCCGGTCTAGTTCTGAAAAAACGATTGTCCGGACTGTTTAGGA